CGCGGAGAAGACGGGGCAGAAATCGCCTTTGCTCGATGGCGTTAGCTACGACGGCAGCAATTTCTCTGGCGGTGCCTACGATACGCTGAAGAAGGGTCTTGAGGATAAAAACAAAGACCCGAAAGCTGCCGGTACCCAGGTTGACCTGACCGGTTTCAACAACGCCAAAAACAACCTCACAGCCATCGTTGATGCTTACAAAAATACCCAGAAGGAACTGGATGCGGCGGAAAAGGCCGGGCTGATTTCTCAGTCCGAATACGCACTGAAGCGTGAAGCCCTTATCGGCAATCAGCGTGATGAGGTAACCGCGGCCTATGAGGCCGAGATCGCAGCGCTGGAAGCCACCAAGGGCAAGAAGGCGACGACGGCCGCGCAAAGCATCCAGTTGGACCAGAAGATCGCTGACGCGCGCGCAGGGATGGTCAAGGCGCAGAAGGAGGCGGACAGCCAGCTGGAAGTGTTGGCTACCAACGAGACCGGGCGTCTGGCCAAGCAGGAACGGTCGATCACCACCTACGTGCAGGCCCTGGCTCAGCAACAACGAGCACTGGAGCTTGCTGGCCAGCGCGCAGTACTCGGCGTGGGCCAGGGTGACCGCCAGAACGCACTCAACGGCGAGCTAAACAGCCAGCAAGACCGGTTTGCTCAGCAGTCGCTGGAGTTGGCCAACCAGAAGTCTGACCCGTCGCGAAACATGTCGGAGGAGGAGTTCAAGCGTAAGTCCCAGGCACTCGCAGACGCGAATAAGGCTGCCACTGACCAGATCCGGCAGAACTACGCGGATGTGGAGGCCGCCCAAGGTGATTGGACGAAGGGCGCTACGTCGGCCTGGGCCAACTACCTGGATTCGGCGAAGAACATTGCCGGCCAGACCAAAAGCCTGTTCGGCAATGCCTTTAGTAGCATGGAGGACGCGGTAGTCAACTTCGCAATGACCGGTAAGGCATCGTTCTCGGACTTCGCTAAGTCGATCCTTGCGGACATGGCGCGCATTGCTACCCGCCAGGCGAGTTCGGCATTGCTGAGCAGCTTGGTTGGCGCAACGGCCAGCTACTTTGGTGGCGGCGCCGGGAACGGCCTAGCTGCCGGGTCTGCCGGTGCCGCGTCGTCAAATCTAGGCGCTTCAGCGGGTGGCTACTCAGGCTCGTATTTTCCGCAAGCCAAGGGCGGCGCCTGGTCGGGCGGTGTGCAGATGTTCGCCGACGGCGGCGCCTTCACCAACTCAATCGTCAGCAAGCCCACGGCGTTCGGCATGGCCAACGGCAAAACCGGGGTCATGGGCGAGGCGGGCGACGAGGCAATCATGCCGCTCACCCGTACAGCCAACGGCAAGCTGGGTGTAATGGCCATGGGCGCCGGCGGGGCGGGTGCAACACAGATCAATGTCGAGGTGCATATCGACGGTGAGGGTAACGCATCGTCCTCGGCTGATGCCCCCGGCTACGACCTGTTTGGCAAAAAACTAGCTGCGTTCGTCGAGCAGAAATATCAGCAGCTGCGTAACAAAGACATGGGCCAGGGTGGCGTGATCAATAAAGCAATTAAGGGGCGCTGATGGCAATCGAACGATTTACCTGGGCGACGGAGAAGGGCGCGGAGGGTGATATCACTCAGCGCGTCCGCTCGAAGCAATTCGGTGACGGCTACGAGCAGTCGACGGAGGACGGGATCAACAACAAATCCCAGTCCTGGCCCGTCACCTTCACCGGCATGAAGTCCCGGATCAAGGACATCATGGACTTCATCGACCGGCACAAGGGTGCAAAGGGCTTCCTCTGGGAGCCGCCCCTTGGCGAACTGGGCCTCTACAAGTGCAACGGCTACAAGCCAGTGCACCGCGGCGGCCAGGTCTACGCCATCACCGCGACCTTCGAACAAACCTTTCACCCCTGAGATAACCACCCATGGCACTGATCACGGACATCCAGAAACTGGAGCCCGGCGCCGAAATTCGCCTGTTTGAAATTGACGGGACCGAATACGGCGCGGATTACCTGCGCTTTCACGGTCACGCCATCCCGCACACGCCCGAGGAGCTGCTGTCCTACGAGCATTCGGAGGAGGACCTGCCGGCCAAGTCGATTTGGTGGCAGGGCGAGGAGTACGCGGCATGGCCGGTTCAGATTGAAGGTATCGGGTCCAATAGCGACGGCACGGCCACCAGGCCGACGTTCTCCGCCGGCAACATCAATGGACGCGTAACTGCCCTATGTCTGCATTTCGAGGACCTGCTGAAGTTCAAGCTGACCGTTCGCGAGACCCTGGCTCAATACCTGGACGCCGTGAACTTTCCCGAAGGCAACCCGACTGCCGATCCGACACAGGAAGGGCTGGAGATCTGGTACATCGACCAGAAAACCAGCGAGGACGGCGAAGCGGTGGTCTGGGAGTTGTCGTCTCCGGGCGAGATCGATAACCACGGACTGCCCGGGCGCCAGATGACGACGTTCTGCCACTGGGCAATGACCAACGGTTACCGCGGACCGGACTGCGGCTACATCGGTGCCGCTATGTTCGACGACGAGGACAACCCAACGGATGACCCGGCTCTGGACCAGTGCAAGGGCTGCCTGTCGTCCTGCAAGAAACGCTTCGGCGAAAACGAAGAATTGGGATTTGGGGGATTTCCAGCAGTGAGCCTCGTGTCCAGGTCATAGTAGAATTGCCTTGTGGCTAGGGCATGCAACCCGAAAAGTCGAGACCTAACCGACCTGCGACTCTTCTTCAGTTGGGTCTCACGCTTTAGGGGTGTGATTTGAAGATGAAATACCCAAAAGATTTGGTGGGCTTGCAGTTCGGCAGACTCATGGTAATTAGCAAAGCGCCAAACGATAGACCCTATAGGGTCAGTCTTTGGAACTGTCAGTGCGTATGCGGCAATTCCCGCGTCGTTCAAAGATCTGCGCTCGTATGTGGCGTGCAGGTATCTTGCGGCTGCTTTATGAGGATGCGCGTAAAGGAAACCCATACCACTCACGGGCTACATAGGCACTCTGCCTACGGCACATGGAAAGCGATGATTGATCGCTGCTACAACCCCGATTCCAAAGATTTCAAAGATTATGGAGGTCGAGGCATTCAGGTGTGTGATGAGTGGCGAGACATTGCAGGATTCGTCGCAGGGATGGGAGCGAAGAAGAAAGGCCAGAGCATCGATCGGCTTGACGAGAATGGCGATTACGAGCCAGGAAACTGCCGATGGACTGATGCGCTCGGCCAGGGCGAGCATAAGCGGAACAATGCGATTGTCGCGCGCCTTGGTAGCGAGAAGCATATCGCCGGTGTTTGGCGCGAGGCGGGCATGAAAGAATCTACGTTCTATAACCGCCTCAATGCTGGGATGACTCCTGACGAAGCTGCTTCCTTGCCTGTACGCAAGCACAACGCTACAGCGGTGATCGATGGTGAAGAGCGCACACTTGTAGAGTGGGCAAAAATTGCTGGGGTCGATTCCGCCACCATGCGCAATAGAGTGAAGGCCGGGATTGTAGGCAAAGCATTACTTGCGCCACCGCGATCCAGAAAAATATCTACTTAACCCAAGGGCGCTACGGCGCCCTTTTTAGTGGGCGCGAATAATGCGAAAACACATAATCACCGCCATCCAGGCGCATGCAGCGGCGGAGTATCCGCGCGAGTGCTGCGGCTTGCTGCTGGCAGTCGGCAGGGCGCAGAAGTACTTCCCGTGCCGGAACATCGCCACGGAGCCGAACGAAGAGTTTCGACTGGATCCTGAGGACTACGCTGCGGCGGAAGACCTGGGCGAGGTGATCGGCATTGTCCACTCGCACCCGGATGCAACCAGCAGGCCCTCACCTCACGACATGGCCATGTGCGAGGCCACGGCGCTGCCCTGGCACATTTTGTCGTGGCCAGAGGGGGATTTGCGGACTATCACGCCAACGGGCCGCACGCCGATGCTCAAGCGGCCGTTTGTACACGGCGCCTGGGACTGCTGGCAGGTCTGTGCTGATTGGTACCAGCGCGAATGGGGGCTTGAGTTTGAAGCCTTCCAGCGCGTAGATGGGTGGTGGGAGAGCGCGGAGAACGCCAGTCTGTACGAGCAGCATTACGAGGCAGCCGGCTTTGTGCGAGTCGATCGGCCAGAACGCGGCGACCTGATCGTCATGCACGTCGGGCGGACTGTTCACCCGAACCATGCCGGGATTTACCTGGGCACTGATCCAGCTCTACCTGGTGAGGAATCTGGCGCCTTCGGGCCTGGCCCATTTCTTCTTCACCACCTGTACGGAAGGCCGTCCGAGATCATCGTTTTCGGCGGCCCGTGGCATGACAGAACGCGCCTGATCCTCAGGCACAAAGACTCTCAAGCCAAATTGCCCAGCGAATAAATCGAAAAACCGTCTTTCGTTAGATGAGTGACCTCAGTCGTGCCGCCTATGTAAACACGATCCCTAGGCTTTTCGTCCTCCTGTCGCGACTGTGCACGCATGATGTCGGGCGCACACGCAGGAAACGAATTCCAGTCAATTCCCGCTTTGTCCATAAGCTCTGGCTTTACACCAAGCCCATAATCCAAACGCTCGGATTTGAAGTCCGACCCAGAACGGTAAGCGAATCCATGGACTTTTCCAGAGTCGTCGGAAATCCCGAAGTGATAGATCGTTGCAGATTGGTCGCGGAGGGCGGGGAGATGGCGATTCAGTTCGCTCCAGAGGGCCTGAAGCTCTTGGGGCGCATGAGCATCGACCGCATCTACATCGAGGGCAAAACCTTGGTTATTCACAAGGCCGATCCATCGACTGAAAAGAAGGGCCGATCCGGTAGCGGCAATGATCATGTGCATATGAGGGATCGAGATGGCTTTGCTGGCGAATCCTGGGGGCGTGTCGACGGAATAATGTAAAAGCGTATCCGTGGCCACAATTGCTTCCTTTTCATCCGTGTAGAACAGGAGCGACGACATGGGGCCTCCTGGCCGTTTTTTGAGAGCCAGAGGCTACTATCGGAGACGGTTCCGCAGTTACTGGCATTCCATCCACGCTGGATGGGTGGACAGGCATCGCATTAAGGGGCGACCTTCGATATGTTCGTATTTTTCCGATATGAGATCGAACTATGAAGTTTGATATTTACGGACGCTTCCAGGTTGAAGTTCGCCGCGAGAACGACTCATGGATCGTGTACCGGTCGGAGCTGGGTAAGCGTTCTCGACTGTATGATATTGTCGTTCCACCGGACTTGATGGGGGGCGAGCTTGCCACCTATCTCGATGACATTTTTCATGAGTACGCCAGGTATGGCGAAAGCGTGGAAGTGCTAGGCGACTGATTTACGGCTTGGCTGTCTGAAATGCAAAGAGCTGTTTGATCTTCGCAGAGTGAAGGCATTGTTAGGCCCAGCCCTGCGCTGGGCTTTTTGCATCCATCTCTTAGTGAAGTGGATGCCTGGGCAAGTCCGGGGTACAGTCCCTTCTTTCCTGGGGAGGACAACGATGAAAATTTGGTTGATGGTTTTGTCCGCTGCGATGCTCGCGGGCTGCGCGGACAGCGGACCAATCAAGGTCGGGCCTGACACATACACGATTTCAACCCGAGTACCTTTCGGCGGTCCTGCATCCGCGAAAGGGCAGGCGCTCAAAGAAGCGAACGTGTTCTGCGAGTCGCAAGGCCGAGAGATCCTGCTGGATCACATGCAAGCCAGTGAGTGCGCATTGCACGGCGGCTGCGGCGAGGCAGAGATTTATTTCTTCTGTATGTCCAAGGGCGATCCGCAGTTGAAGCGCCAAAAATACAGCCCAGACCCCACACAGAAGATTGAAATAGATCAGCGCTGATCAGTTAGGCCTGCTTGGTCCAGCAGCTTAGGTTGGGCTACAGTCCCGCCAAACCAACGAGGGAAACAAGCGTTCTATGAATCATGAACTCTGGCTTGAGCCCGACGGGTGTCAGACATTTTGTCTTGCTGGCCCTCACGGAGAAGATGCGCGCGGGCTGCTGGAACCAATGTCAAAACTCATTTGGCAGGTCGAAGCCTCCAGTTATTTTGAAGCAATGAGCAAATACTATTCGTACATGGACTGGGGAGATTACACGACCGAATTTCCTGAGCATGACAAGTGAATCGCCCCGGGTTTCGTAGACACCTCCATGCCTTAAAATGAGGCCAATCAGGAGGTGCCATGAGCAACCCGCGTTATCCCGAAGAATTCAAAATCCAAGCAGTCAATCAAGTGACCG